GTGGATTGTAAAGTACAAAATCACCGTAGTGCCAAACTTCCTAACGGAAATCGGCTCCAACAGCATAACAGAGACAAAAAAAATGGCTAGAAAAAGTTGTTGACAGCAAAATCGCCAATCACTATAATACTTCTTAGCAACACGGAAGAGGGGCCCGCTTCCGTGATGCGGCTCAAGCAACGCAGAGCCAAGCACAAGCCAAGGATACCACAACGTGCGAGCGGAGGTGAGCGAGAGGAATGGGTGCGATGACGCGAATCTGCCGAACTGTGCCAATCACCATTTGCGATTGTCTGTACGTCGATGAGAACAACGACACCAAGCAGGAACAAGTAAAGCTATATGGTGACTACACCAACATCGTCCGAGCAACCAATGCGTGTAAGAAGAAGCTGAATCGCACGCGAGTTCTTGTGAAGAACATCAGCAAGGAAGAGTATTCAGTTTCAATGCCAATGGAAGCGTTCATGGAGAACGCCGACCACGTAACCAAGAAAGCAAAGGAGAACTAACCATGTCCGAGACCACCGAGATTGTTACCAACGACTTCAACATTTCCGAGGGCTTCATCTGCACGCTCGACCGCACGTCCACCGAGGGAAAGGTCGCAATCGCAAAGGCGCTCAACGGCTCCGAGCCACTGAAAGACCACATGAACGAGGTTCTTCACCTCGCTGGCGTAATCACCACCCCAGGCGTTCGCGCCCAGAGCGGTGCTGAGTGCACCAACAACTACCTCGTCCTTGACGATGGTACAGTCCTATTCTCCCAGTCCGATGGCGTGACGCGCTCCCTCAAGGTCATTGCGGCGCTTTGGGGCGGAGACCTTCACGACGGCAAGACCGTGGACGTCAAGTGCATTTCCATGGACCTCACCAACGGGAACACGCTCAAGACAATCATCCCAGCTTAAAACAAGGCTTCACCGACTTGGCAGAAGGGATGGGATTCAAGTCCCATCCCCTTCTCATTAGGAAAGGTATCAACTATGTCGCGTAATTATGGCACGGTACGTAATTTGCGCAGGATGGCAGAGAGGAGGATTAACGCACTGAAGAAGCAGCATGACAGAGCCAGCAGTTCTACATTCAGGGAGAAGATTCAGCGTGACATAACGCGGATGCAGGAAGCGATTGAGAGTACCAGAACTTACAGCACCAAGACAGGTAAGCGCATCCGCAACGAATCGCAGGTCGCACGTGGAATCGAAACGCTACGCAATATCATAGACAGCTTTCCACTGCGCGGCACTAAGAAGCGCAACCGTTCGTTCGCAATGAGAATCAACATGGCAGGAAACAAGTCATTCCAAGGGCCAACGCGAAACCCAGAGAGAACGCTTGGCGAGGAAATGGCAGGAATCACAAGTGCGCAGGTCAAGGTGTTCTTCCGAGCGACGCAAAAGGCATGGGACAGGAAAGACGTACCAGTAGAGCACCGTCTCGAAGCAATCATAGACAAATACGAGGAAAAAGTTGGTACTCGTGATTTGCAGACCATCTTCGACTATGTCATGTCAAACCAGCGCAACGCCGACGTTGCAAAGGCAAAGGACATAGTCGCGAACCCGGACAAATACACTGACGGCGAAAAGGAATGGGCCTATGACGTACTTGCAGACAACGACGCAGAAGTTCGCTATATGCCGACTGTCACTGCGGCAGCTGTTTCAGACGTGTCTCCGGTCGCACCAATGTGAGTCAAACGACGAGGTATCTATGAGAAAGCGCAGGAAGTTTGAGATTGTAAGCTCATACGATACCGAGACCACGAACATCAACTATGGTGACGAGCATTACGCATTCCCAGTTTTGTTCATTGACAACAGAATCGTTGACGTCGATTTGAAGAACTACGAGCCTGAACGCGACGATGACATTCGATTCTATCGCCATGAGGACGAAATGATTGCAGCAATCCAAGACTACATCCAGATTGGCCTTATGGACGGCAAGGTTCCTATCATCTGCGCGTACAACCTAATGTTCGACCTACAGCCATTGATGGAGAAGCTTGACTCCATGTATGACATGAAGGTAAACGCACAGAGCAGCACCAACGTTTATACGATAGACCTGTTCGAGAGGGACACGGACAACATGCTTCTGAGGTTCTGGGACACGTATCACCTTGAGATGCGCGGCCTGAAGGCGATGGGAGAGACGGCAGGACTGCCGAAGGCTGTTGGCGACTGGGACTATGACGTTATCAGGACGCCGGACACGCCGCTCACCGAGTTGGAACTGCACTATGCAGGGAGAGACACGCAGGTAATCCCAATGTATCTTCGCTATCTTCTCAGGTCTAACGAGTGGATGAAGCAGGAGGACCTGGGAAATCGCGTCCTTACAAAGACGTCAATCGTGCGACAGATGGCACGTCGCGAGATTGGCTCAATCACGGTCGGGAAGCGCGATGGCAAGAGACTCACGCTTGACAAGGCGTTCATTGAGCACTGCAAAAGCGAGGACGCACCCACGTTCGCACAGTACGCGCTCCGCAAGGCGTGCTTTCGTGGCGGATTCACGTTCACGGCAGCTGCCACGGCTTCGGAGGTCGTTCAGAACGTCGTATCCCTTGACGTTACAAGCATGCACCATACGTTCATCAATGGCAGGCAGATGCCAGAGTGTTTCGTCATTGTCTCCAATCACGATATGGACGTTTTCGCGGAGAGGATTCTGGACACACCGCTAGACTACATACTAGAGCACTATGATAGGCCGTTCGACGTTGCCATTCACGCACGCATAAGGTTCGACAACATACGTCTGCGCAAGGGAACCTGCTTTGACAAATGGGGAATCGCGCTCGAACCTGCGTCGAAGTTCAAGAAGGAGCTTATGTATCAGGAGGGATTCGGCGAGGACGAGCGAAACCTGTTGCAGGACAACTACATCAGGCAGTATGGCTGGCACGACGTGGCAAGCAACGCATTCTTCGCGTTCGGTAAGCTATATCGAGCCGACAGCGCCATAATGAACGTTTCGGAGACGGAGCTTTGGTGCCTAGGGCAGGTGTACGAGTGGGATTCCATGGAATCGCTGTTCGGCGAAGCCACGGCGAAGTTCAGGACACCGCCCGATTTCGTAACGCTACAGAGCAACGAGCTTTTCGAGATGAAGAGTGCGGCAAAGTTCATCTCCAAGCACTATAGGTACGGAGAACCATATCCGTATAACCTCAGCGGCATACCGGAGGGAATCGCGAACGAGCTGCGAAACGGCACGTGCGACCCGCAGTTCTTCGAGAGCTGGTACACCGGTACCGTGAAGGGCATGTTCAACGGCATCTACGGTACGCAGGCCCAGGACGTGAGAAGGCCATCATACAAGGTCGAGCATGGGGAGCTGGTGATAGACAACACGACAAAGGTAACGGCTGAGAACTACGAGGACCACGAACCGGGGAATCTGCGAGTTCTATACACATACGGGCTGCGTATCGTAGGTGGCTCGCGTATGCACATGGTAATCAGCATGGAGCTTCTGTATCGCGGGCTTGGTGACAGGACGCGAGTTCTCGGTGGTGACACCGACTCCATGAAGGTATCATGCGACGCAGACGTTAGTGACGACATGCTGGCAAAGGCACTGGAACCAATAGCGGATGCGTCAAAGACGGCGATTGACAGCACCATGAGTAGGATTCGCAGGAACTGGCCCAACAAGGCGTCCTCGCTCAAGGGAATCGGCTCGTTCGACATAGAGAACCGTGGCGAGCACTACCCGTGGCACATCGAGTTGTGGAACAAGTGCCGCGTGTCGTGGGACGGCGAGAGGGCGCACGTCACGTGCGCCGGACTGCGACGCCCGATAGGCGAGACAAACATCGAGACCGTGATAACGTCGCTCATAAACGCCGGATACCCGGTGCAGGACGTGTTGCAGGAAGCGATAGGCTACAACGTGTTCGTGGAGTCATCCGTCTCGCACGCACTGGAGAAGCACCAGCCGAAGGCCACAGACGTGTTCGACGAAAGCGTGGTTGATTCACGCGGCTATGCGCGACCCGTCGCGTCGCACCAGTCACCCGCGCTGTACCCAGCCGGGAGGTGGCTAGGCGAGACGCTCAAGTTCACCAACGCATCCAGCGTGTCGTATCTTCGGCGCAAGTACGGCAGGGAGGTTGACACCGCGACGAGGTTCGTCGGGACGGACGGGAAGAAAGTGTGGGTAAAGCGCGAGGGCAGTGACGGAATTGAGACGATTATGGAGTGCGAGATATGAGACCAGTACCGCGCAACACGATTGAAGCATGGCTGGGTGTGCTGTTGCTGCTGGCTTGCGACATTGTTGGATTCATCATAGGCATCTGCATACTTAAGGCAATCTTCGGCATCACATTTGGAGCGTGAGATTTCATGACAGACAGAATCGATTTCGTGACGTTAGTGTGCATCTGCTTCATGGTTATCGTCATGGCATGGTCTCTGGTAGCGGTCTGGTTGTGATTGCAGGATGGCTGAGTTCTACGACTGGGCAAAGACGCTCTCATACGACGCAGACGTTACCATGGTCATTGGCGCACGTGGCATCGGCAAGACGTTCGGTCTCAGAAGGCAGTGCATAAGGGACTTTCTCAAGGACGGCTCCAGGTTCGTCGAGATTACCAGATACAACAACGAGCTCTCCGGCGTGTCTGACGGCTACTTCAACAGGCTCTCGGAACTGCCCGAGTTCGGCGAGTACATGTTCAAGACCGATGCGCGCTATGCCTACATCGCAGACAAGGATGACGGCAAGAAGCCTAACTGGAAGCTCATTGGATATTTCGTCTCGCTGAGTTCCGCACAGCGGATGAAGAAGCGCACCTTCGACCACGTCAAGAGACTGATATTCGACGAGGCCATAATAGAGCGCTCGGACAGGTACCACAGGTACCTCACCAACGAGTTCGGCACGCTTGCGAACATCGTAGACACCGTGTCGCGCGAGCGTGCCGACACCAAGTCAATCAGGCCAAGGGTGTACCTGTTAGCTAACGCCTGTGACATTGCCAATCCCTACTTCGCGGCATATGGCGTCGGAACTGACCTTACGTTCGGCTACAGGTGGTACAAGGGAAAGACGTTCCTGCTGCACTACGTTGACCCAGGCGAATACAGCGCCGAGAAGGCCACGGGAACAGTGGCAGGACGAATGGTCGCCAACACGGAAGCCGGGAAGGTGGCGCTTGAGAACAAGTTCCTACACCCAAGCAAGGACTTCATCCTAAAGAAGCCGAAGAACGCCACGTTCTCGTTCGGCATAGCCTGCAACGGAAGACTGTACGGCATATGGCTGGACGAGAGCAACGGATACTACCACGTGACGAGGAAGGTACCGAACAACACCGGGAAGCCCATCTTCTCGCTCACGAGGAACGACGCTTCGATAAACTACGTCGCAGCGCACAACCTCAGTGCAACCATGCGCTACGTGGCCGAGATGTACTACTATGGTCTCATAAGGTACGATGACGAATTGCTGGAAATGGAGTTCGGTGACGTTCTAGCGATGTTCGGCATAAGATGATTGGAGCAGGAATGATTGAGTACGTGTACGCAGTGATGCACGATGGAGGGCGCGAGCTGCCAAACGACCGCATGGGGAACCTGCTTGGCGTGTTCTCCGATGACGCGGAAGCAAAGCTGTGGCTCATGGGCCACGGCTTCTCAGAGCAGGACGCATTCGGCGACCTGTGGAGGGGACGCGACAGGGCGTGGATTCTGGAAGCCAGGATTGACAGCCCGACCGAGGATGGTACAATCTGAGACGCACCGGATGGCACCTTGCATGACGCGAGTAGCGGCTGTGCGGATGGTTCCGCTTGACTGCGGCGCACGCCGCGCGAACCCAACCCGTCGTTTCAGCCGATTGCATCGAATGACCGTCTGGTATACAATCAGGCCAGTCGCAGTGCACAAGCATTGCGGCTGGCCGCTTTGCTTTGGAACGACAGTAACGAGACACAGAGGAAAGGTGGGAGCACATGGCAGACGCCGACAGGCAGGACGAGACGCAGGCCCCAGACGAGGAACGCAACGACGCAACTGAGGGCGAGGGCAACGGCGCAAGCTCTGGGGACAGCACGGAGGAAATCGTCTCTGACCACGCGGAGCACGACGAACGGTTCGAGGAGGAGATGCGACAGTACATGCGACACATCGACGCAAGGCTCTCGCAGCTCGCGGACGCACAGGCAGCAATCGTGAGCGCGTCGAGAATCGATGACGCCGGCTCCGACGCGGACGATTCCGCATCGGATGACGGCATGGACGATGGCGTTCTCGACCTCGTAATCAAGGACTAGGAACAGGAGCAACACATATGGCAACTGACAATGCGACAATCCTCGCGAACGTATGGCTCAACGGAACCAACGACTTCCAGCAGAGGATTCCCGACCCGACGCAGCACGGAATCGACGCGACAATGGATGCGCTGTTCGACCCCATGAACAAGGCGTACTACAACCAGTTCGTGGACTCGCTCATCATGCGCATCGGATACACCTACGTGAACCAGCAGTCCTTCTCCAACCCGCTGAAGGTGTTCAAGAAGAACAAGCTCATGTACGGCAACTCCGTGCAGGAAATGGTGCCCAAGTGGATTCGTGCGCACTCCTACGTGGACGATGCAGAGGACGTGTTCAAGATGGCGCGTCCAGACGTCGCGACTTGGTACCATTCCCAGAACAGGCGCGACAGGTACGATATCACCATCAACGAGCAGGAGCTGCGCACCGCGTTCACCGACAGCTACGGCCTGAACAAGCTCGTTGCGGCGTTCATGAACACGCCGATGAACGCCGACGAATACGACGAGTACAGAATCATGCTCCAGCTTCTCGCCTTCTACGACAACAAGTGGGGCTTCTTCAAGCACCACCTCAGCGCGGCACCGACCGACGAGGCCACCGGGAAGGAGTTCCTCACTGCGGTGCGCTCGTATGCCGGAAAGCTCCGCTTCCCGAACACCATCTACAACTGCAAGGCAATCGAGGACGTTCCGGTGTTCGTCAAGCCCAGCGAACTGGTTCTGCTCCTGACTCCCGACACCCAGGCCGCAATCGACGTGAACACCCTCGCATCCGTGTTCCAGCTCGACAAGGCCGACATCAAGTACCGAACCGTCGAGGTTGACGAGTTCCCCATGCCCAACGTAGTCGCAATCCTCACCACCGAGGACTTCTTCCAGTGCTACAACACCGTGTACGAGACTACCTCGATGTACAACCCCAAGACGCTCGGCACCAACTACTTCCTGCACCACTGGGGAATCTACAGCGTGTCTCCTTTCGTGCCCGCAATCGCTTTCACCACGGACGCCGCCACCACAGTCACCACTGTAACCCAGAAGGTCACCGCAATCTCCGCCACAATCGACAACGCGACGCCAGACCTCGGCGAGAGCACGGCAATCCACGCGAAGCTGACCGGAACCCTTTCGCCCACTGGCGTGGATGGAATCGAGGTCGCGCCGAACGCAGCGACATACGACGTGACCGTGACGAGGAAGTCCGGCTCCAGCACCGTTGCCGTTAGCTCGCCTGCCACGCGCGTGGACGAGTACGGCGTCCTGCACGTGTCGAACAGGCTCCAGTATGGTGACGTAATCAACGTTGCCGTCAAGAGTACCTACGTCAACCCGAGTGGGGCGACCACGCCGCTCACCGCATCCGTCACTGCCACAGTGACCAAGAAGGGCGCATAGGTATAAGTCACCATAGGTGGGCGCACCATTGGACTTTTTCTTGGTGCGCCCACCATTTGCAATCTGGAGCGTGACAATGGACTTCTCTCACCTTGCAGACACAGGGTTTCCCAACATGGGCACCGTGGCTCCCTACGAGCTGAGGAACACGTTCGACTACACGCGGTGGACGCCGGACACGCGCATACACATGGTCAACGTGCTGTGGGATAGCGAGTACGAGAACGCGGTGAAGTTCGACAGCGACGCAGAAAGGGACGCTTGGTTCGACTCCATAGAGGACTCGTACACAATCACCCTCAAGAGTAACGCCAGAATCGTACCGGACGGCTCGATAAAGCTGCCACTTCCATACGACGTTGCCAGCCGATACAACTACCTTTTCGTAGACATTCCATTCGCGACCTCGGAAGGCGAGCCAATCCAGAATGAGACGGAGAACGGCGTTCGTCGCTGGTACTTCTTTGTTGGTGATGCTGTGTATTCTGCTCCTAACACTACGACGGTTTTTATACGCCCTGATGTTTGGACTAACTTTATTAATAGCTCTGTGCTTCGGTACATGATGCTGGAACGCGGGCACGCTCCTGTTCACGCAACCGATGTGGACAGGTACCTCAGCAACCCGCTTGAGAACAACAGGTACCTGCTCGCGCCAGACGTGAACTACGATGACAGCGACGTCGTTCGAGACTCCGCATACGTTCCCGTCGGTTCCGGCAATAAGCTGATTGTGTTCGCCAGCACGACCGGGGTGGAGCAGATTGACAGCGGCGCGTCCGGCACCATCACGCCCGGCGCGACGTACTCGAAACCCACGTACTCTGACACCTCGGACTGGTATGGGTACCAGTTGCAGGTGAACGGGTACAACGTGGGAAACGGCTATGACTACACGAGCCTCAAGGCGTGCGTCTCGCAGCAGAACGAGCCTGACGGCATGGTGCCGACCTCATTGGAGGTGTACGCCGTACCTGCGTCTGACGCGACCTTCCTCGCAGACGTGGCAAGCCAGTCACCCGCGTTCCTGAGGACGATAAAGGCGCTGTTCATCGTGTCCGAGGACATGGTGACCGTTCGCTCTACCCACAGGCTGTGCGGACACACCGTATACCGCGTGAGCGGGAAAAGGCAGAGCGTAGGAACATACGAGCTGAGCAGGGACAAGTTCGGCTTCGACGAGAACGAGGGCGCGTTCGCGAAGCTCTACACATACCCGTACTCAAGGATAGAGGTCTCTGACAACAACGGACACACGTCCGAGGTGAGGATAGAGAACACAACCGGAAGTCTTGGCATGGAAATGCTCGTCTCTGTGGCGTTCCCAGTCCTCGACTCAAGGGTGTACCTGACAGGCGTCGGCGGCAGCGGCTCAAACTCCTACGTCTGGAAGAGTCTTGACGGCATGGAGCTGAGACGCGAGATTCCGAAGGGAGACTGGGACAGGCTCACGTTCCATTTCGACATACCCACGTTCGCGCTGTACATGGACGCCGATACCGGCTACATGCTGGACAACTACTCAAAGGGATTCACTAACGCGCAGATGCACGCGCTCACGAGCTACCACTGCGCGGTGCGCTCCGCGAACCTAGGAAGGACGAACGGCGTGGCGTCCGCCGACACGGCACGCTCGAACTCCACCCGTGACGCCGGAACGGCGCAGACCAACGCGAACGTGCTCGCGCAGACCACCAGGACGAACACCAACAACCTCGCCACGGCTGCGCGTGACAACACGAACGCCACCATCGCTGCGGCGAGCGCAAACACGGCGGTGGCTAATTCCGCATCATCCGCCATAATGACGAACGGAAACACGTCCGCAAGATGGGACACAAACGACACGAACGTCGTGTCGATTTCCACGACCGAGACCAACAACCAGACCTCAATCGCGACAACAAAGAACACGAACGACGCCAACATGGCTGGAAGCGTAATGCAGGGCGCAGTTGCAGGCGCAATGGCAGGTCACGGCGACCCCATGATGGGAGCAATCGGCGCATTGGCGGGCGGCGTTACCGGATTCGTAACCGCAGGCATCAGCGCTTCGGCGGCAGCGTCCAACGCATCCCTCACGGCGCAGGCATCAGAGGACGTCACAAATGCTAACGTCAACGCGAACAACAACATCGTCACAAGACACATACAGATAGCGCAGCAGAACACGCAAACACAGAACAACTCTAGAACGAGCCAGACAGACAACAACAACACCGCCCTCGGAACGCAGCGCGACAACAACTACAGCACGGCTACCACGAACGCGACGAACGCCTACAACGCCAGCGTGGGCAACTCGGAACGCACCCACGACACGGCCGTTGCCGACGCCGACGCGACCAACGCGACGTCCGTGGCGAACGCCGACAGGACGCGCGAGATTGGCGTGCTCAACGCAAAGGAGACGCTTGAGACCTCTCAGAACGACTGCATGGTCGGCATGTCCGACGCGAGGAGGGGAGCGCCAACGCAGCTCACCGAGGTCTCCGGCGACGGAACCGGGATGTGCTACGGCATGAACGGCATCCAGATAAGGCTCCGCACGCAGAGCAAATCGGCAATAGCGCAGACCGCCGCCCAGTTCGCGCGATACGGGTACGCGCTGGAGCAGGTCTGGGACGTGGAGGGGAGCGGGCTTAACCTCATGCGTCATTTCACCTACTGGAAGGCGGAGGACATATGGGTTGACGTGAGGAACGTCGCGAGCGCCGAGATAGGCGCGACCATCAGGAGAATCTTCAGGAACGGCGTCACGGTGTGGCGCAATCCCAACGACATTGGAAAGGTAGGAATCTATGACAACTGACGAGACCACCACGCAGGCACCAGCCAGCACAGACGGAACCGCGACGGAGCAGCCCCAGCGGTCGGTGCATGACCTTTTGAAGCTCAAGACGTTCCAAGGGATGACCGATGCGGAGATTCAGTCGCTCATCGACTATCACGTGCAGAACGCGCACAACGACGAGGTCACCAAGCTGGCGCAGGCAACCGAGATTCAGACCATGAACGCACAGTGCGCCGCATACGACGCGCTCAGGGATGACGCCAACTCGGTGCTCAAGAAGGTGCTCGCAGTGCCGCTGTCACTAGGCACCGTGTCGCAGGACGGCACGGTTTCGCACCAGTAGGCAGAGGTTGACACATGGCAGGCCAAAGGATACAATCGACCGGAAGGGGAGTGGTGCCAGATGGGACGCAGGGGCGGAAAGCAGCGCAATGACGGCACGAGAAGGCCGTTCTGCCACAACGGCTCCATGGAGCTGTGGCAGAGCGCATCACTGAACGACAGGCTATACCACTACTACATCGACGTCATCACAAAGATGGCTGTGAGCCGGTTCAGGTGGCTCAACCTGCCGCCGTCATGCGACGAGCGATACCTCGAACTAACGCTGGTGCATCAGGGCTTGGCGTCAATCGCGTTTCCGAAGGCCATGCCCGGCACGTTCCTCACACTGCAATGCGCGCCGCTGGGAAAGCCCGACATGTACGACCGCGCGGTGAGGTGGAACGCAATCGGCACCAACGGCACGCGCTACATGTGCGACCGAAGGCAGGGCGTGGTGGCATACGACAACGAGACGCGCTACCCGCTCATGGACGGCATAGAGCTGTACGCGAACGAGCTTGCACACATCCGCATCACCAGGCGTGTCAACAGGATGCACCAGCAGATACCGTTCATCCTGACAGGCCCGCAGGAGCGCAGGCAGGACATGGTCAACCTGTTCAAGCAGGTGGCAGGCGGAGAGCCAGCCGTCATAGGAACCAGCGACCTGCAACAAATCGAGTACCAGGCGCTACAGACTGGCGTAACGTTCCTCGGCGAGGAACTGGCCGTGGACGAGCAGAACGTCTGGGGTCGCGTATACACGATGCTCGGAATCAAGAACTCCACCATGAAGCAGGAGCGCCAGACGGAGGACGAGATTCGTGCGCAGGAGAACCCGGCTTCGCTCATTGCCGCCAGCGCGCTCACGGAACGGCGCAAGGTGGCCGACGAACTCAATTCGAGATTCGGCGAGTACCTTGACGCACCAATCGAGGTCGTTTGGAGACAGGACAACGAGAGCGACAACTGGAACCTATCCCACAATATCCAGTCCATAGCGAAGGCGGCGAACCAATGATTGACAACATCGAGCCATACGAGCCGGAGCCGGACTACCACGCGGTCGTGACCATACAGCTCTGCGAGCTTGTGGAGGACGGCTTCTGCGACAGGCAGCTCACCGGATGGGAATGGCCGTCGTACAGCGTGGAGCAGGACACGCGGCTCAGGGAGAAGCTTGTCGACCACTACTGGTACCGCGAAATCTCGCTGGTTCCGCCCGGCATCTGGATGCACGAGTTCATCCGCCGCATGAGGGAGATAATGCCGAAGTACATCCCACTGTACAGGCTCATGTCGGAGTCACCGGAGCTGTATGGCGGAAGCTCGGAGTGGTACAAGGGACGCGACATATTCTCGGACTTCCCACAGACGCAGCTATCTGGTGAGAACGGTGACTACGCAAGCTCCGGCAACGACCGCGAGTTCCAGCGAATCAGGCAGGGAGACGTCATAGACACGGCAAAGCGGCTGACTGACTACAACGACGTCGACCTGATGATTGTGAACGACATGAGTCCGCTGTTCTCATGTCTCTTCACCGTGAACACAAACAGCTTCTAGGAGGTGGTTCCATTTGGACCAGCTATTTCTGCCGCCAATGACGGAATCCCAGTCATGGAGCATCATCATGGCGTGTCTCATGATGCTCGCGGACATTGCCGTTGGTTTCGTCGGCGCTGCTGTGAGACACGACATAAACTCGACAAAGATGCGGGAGGGAATCGGCCACAAGGTGATGGTGCTCGTACTCATTGCCGTGGCGTACCTGCTCGGCGTCGGTCTCGGACACGTGAGCGGAATCCAGACAGAGATTCCGTCCACCGAGGTGGTGTGCTGGTATGTAGTGGTGATGGAGCTTGCGTCAATCCTTGAGAACGTCTCGCTGGCTTGGCCCGAGTTCGCAGACACAAGGCTGTTCAGGTACTTCTCCACGTTCGCGGGAAGTGATGACGATGACAACATGCTGCAATGACGGAAAGAGAATGACGCCATACTCCGCGTTCGTGTCCACGACCCCGGCGCTGCCAGCGTTCTACTGGGACGTGTACAGCTCGGAGCAGCGAATCAAGGACATGTGCAAGGAGCTGTGCAAGCTTGTGGACTACGCCAACGAGCTTGGCGTGCATACCAACTTAAACAGCGACAAGATTGAATCGCTGTACGCGGAATTAGAGCAGTTCAAGGAGAGTGGGTTCTTCGACTATTATGCCGCACAGATTGAGCAATGGATACGCGACAACTTCAACGAGATTATGAAGCAGATTCTCAATCAGGGAATTTTCTTCGGTCTTACTGAGGACGGTTATTTCTGTGCGAATGTCGCATATCAGCTGACGTTTGTTCTTGACACTATTGCGAACTATAGTGACGAGAATTATGGGCGTCTAACCATTACATATTAAGGAGAACAACAATGGCAAACCCCTTCACGCCTGAACAGATTTCACAGATTCTTGAGGAGTTCTTTAAGGTCGTAGGCACGCGACAATACATCGGCGCTCGATATGTTCCCATCTTTGGGCGCAAGGGCGAAGAATCAATCGAGTGGGACAATTCCGCACCGTATGAGCCGCTTACCATTGTTCTCTATCAGGGCAACAGCTACACTTCGCGGCAGTACGTGCCTGTTGGTATGGAGATTACCAATCAGGAGTTCTGGGCGATTACTGGTAACTACAATGCACAGATTGAACAGTACCGCAAGGAGCTGCGGGATGTCTTGCCATACGACGAGACGCCGACCGAGGGCTCGACCAAGGGAGTAACCTCGGACGGCATCGAGAAGGCAATCACCAAGGCCGTCGCTGACGAGACCACTAGGGCCACGGATGCGGAGGAGACCAACGCAGACGCAATCGCGAACGAGGTAACTAGGGCCAAGGGCGCGGAGAAGGCCAACGCAGACGCAATCGCGAACGAGGTCACACGCGCGAAGGAAGCCGAGCAGGTCAACGCAACGGCAATCACCGCTGAGACAACGAGAGCGACCAACAAGGAGAATATTAACGCTAACAATATTGTCATCTTGAACGAAACCACCTATAGCCCCGTAATGGTTGTGATAGGAGACAGTTTTTCCGTAAATGGATATGCGACGGTCACTAAACCTTGGTGGCAGTATGTGGCAGACTCTCTGAGGTGCACCCCCAAGTGCTATGCTCGTGGTAGCGCAGGATTCACAATTGCCGGAAACTCATTCGGTGACCAGCTTGATACGGCAAACACCAGCATTAGTGACAAGCATTCCGTTAAATATGTCTTTGTGTATGGTGGCATCAACGACGTTAACAACAATGCAACCTATGACTCAATCAGTAATGCTGTTAGTGCTGTGGCAAGCAAGGCCAGAAGCTATTTTCCATATGCAAAAGTTTATATTTGCGGCTGCAACACCTGGCAAACGTACTCGGACATTTCCGTAAAGAATGTTTCCACCTACTATGCCACACGGGCAATCGTCGATACAGCTGGCCGTAACGGTTGCATAGGCGTACCTACGCTCTATTCGCTTATCTGGAATAGCAGTTATTTCCTGCAGAGCGGAACTGGTGCAGGGCATCCAAACGACGCAGGCCAGCGTAACATAGGCCAAAATATCCTTGCTAACTCTGGCTTTGGTGGATTGACCAACCAAGCCACGCAATATTACACCGAAGGCAATACCAACGATATATACAAGTATGCCACTATTACGTCCTATGGGGGTGGCAGTATTGTACTGGCTAAGTTTACTCTGCATAATCTAAGTGTGCTCAATAACAAAAGCTCCTATCTGGCCAAGCTACCAATTCAGGGAGCTTTCTTGGGTGAGCTTTCTGCTATTAGCTATAGCGGTGTAAGGTTCTTTATAAACCCCACTTTTACTGGTGGATACCTTAACTTCTACATACAGAAGCTGGATGACACATCAATCACCGATGGAACGGAAATTCCAGTTCTATTTGTAGGTGGGTTGTAATGCTTCACGGCATCGACATAAGCAACCACCAGAAGGGGCTGAATCTCACCGACACGAGCCTGCTCTACGTGATGAAGGCCACCGAGGGCACGTCGTTCGTCGACAGGTACTGCGACCCATGGGTGCAGTGGTGCATCACCAAAGGAGTGCCATTTGGGTTCTACCACTTCATGCGCAACAACGGCGGCGTTGCGGAGGCGGAGTTCTTCTACACGAACACGCGGAACTACTTCACGCATGGTGTGCCGATACTGGACTTCGAGGATTCGAGCCTTTCAACGGAGGACGGAGAAGCGTTCATCTGGCGCCTGCACGAGCTCACGAACGTCTGGCCGCTGCTGTACGTCAACAACGACTTCCTCAACAATCGAGGGTACTTCCGCAACAGCTGGGTCAAGTCCAAGTGCGGACTGTGGCTGGCAGGCTACCCGTCGCGTCGGACAGGATGGCCCAGCGACGCGACGTGTCCCTATCCACATGCTGGCTGGACGCTCGCAATGTGGCAGTTCACGAACGCGCTCGACTTTGGCGGAATGTCAGTAGATGGTGATGTTTTCTACGGAGACGAGGACGCATGGAACGCATATGCCATGGGAGACAACAGGAAGAAGACAGTAAGCGACATGGCTGAGATTCCAAGCGAGGATAACGCGGTCTACAGGCTGTACAACCAGAACGACGGCCAGCACATGCTCACGGCAAGCCACGAGGAAGCGGTCAAGTTGCAGAGTCTTGGCTGGACGTATGAGGGCATAGCGTTCTACGCGGCGAGGGTCTGATTCTCGGGACCAGAAATCGAATAGCGAATTTTTGAGAATGTTCCGTCCACGTGGAATCTCCGCGAGGGCGGAACTCTCGTTTTGCTGCTGAATTCCAGGAAAAATCGCGAGCCGATTCGAGAACCATTCCGCGCCAGCGCGCGCGTGTAGGGAGGAATGTAACGGCGTTATGTAACGATGGTTTGTGATTTTTTCCTGTTCATGATTTACAAGGTCAAGCCGTTGTGTTACGCGCGTGCATTGTACTACGTATGACGGTGCAAGAAATATGACAACGTTATTTTTCAATGGGAAAAGCAGGGCGATCTATTTATGTAGGAAATGTGAATTTCACCGCGCGTTGATTGTTATGCCGCGCGGCATAGCCGATTTAACGGTAAATTACTTAGTAGCAAGGTTGGCTACCGGAGTTTGGAGGAAGCAATGGCGCGTTTCAACTATCGCAGGGTTAGCGCTGAAGTACATGACTATTGCAGCATGGCGGACTGCAACACGTTCGACGAGCCGGGCATTGTGGCGGCGCTGAAGAAGATGGCATATGATAACAACTGCAACATCGACTCAATAGAGAACGTGGACCCCGGCGCATTTGAGTTTATCGTCATGATGCACGACACAGAGTACTATACGGACATCGACTAGCAGACTGTGAGGGGTTGAAATGGCAACCACAACGAACGCAAGCGAGAGTCGGACCCTAGACGAAATGGTAACTAGCTATATGAACGCAAGCGAAGCGGCCTACGAAACGCTAATGTTTCTCGTGGACGTGTGCGGCGCGGAAGATGTGCTCAATGAGTTCTTCGACTATATGGACACAGACAAACAAATCGAATTTGTGCACGACTTTATCAGATACAACGATGTTGATACGTCGGAACTGAGCGACGAAACGTTGCGCACTATCAATGAACACTACGAGCGGCATTGCTAGGGGAATGGAGAATAAAAATGTTCATACCGGATGATTGCAACGTAAAGCAGATTTTCAGAAACGACTTTGTGGATATGGTAAACAGGTTTGTAAATGGTACAGACTATTACACGTTCCAACTGTACGGTAACGCGCGTTCACAGGGTCCCAGTTGGTACAATCAATCTATTCAATGCGCCTGTTCTGCACGTGAATATCTGGCTTTTATAAACGCGCTAGATAAGCAAATTGAGCGCGAAAACATCTGCATTGTCTATGGCGGCACATGTGACAATGATTGCGTTTGGATTGTTTGCGCAGAGTAGAATAGAGACGGTAACAATGACTAAACCACGGCATACGTTCTATGAGACGTTGGATAGCAAGGGTAGGCGGTGCATAAGGCTTGACAAACGCAACGGACGCATTCTCGCAAGGTGGCGCGACGATATGCCGGGCCAGCGGCGCGGATACTACCAATGGGCGCGCGAGAAGAACGCGGTGTTTGCGGGGTACGGCGATATGTGCTTCGACGCGATACGCAGCGCACTGTATGCGTATGGTTTGAGCGACTTTGACCCGTTCACTATGTGCCCAGAGGCTATGGAATACACGGCGGTTTTCATACCGCTTGATGAAACGGAACAAGCATCGTTTGGTGAGACCTACGCAGACTGGCCGTTGTCATTTTAGCGAGATTGAGGGGTAAATCATGAGTGGCTTCTGCACATCCGAACGCGCGTTTGGTGACTACCTTACACGTGATGACGTCAAGCACCTGCTAGAGAAATATAGGGCTCTGCATATGAATCGGTTCCACTACTCAAATGCCGCCACGTATAAAGACGCAACCGATTTTACGGACTTTTACTCATACTACACGCGCATATGCACCGTTTATTTACCTAAACATTCAAACACCGTTAATATAGCGTTCTATCCGTTCATTTACGATACTGAAAACTACAGAAATTCCCCGACAACCAACAAACAAATGAATAAATTTCTCAATGAATTCATAAACGCAGATATTAGCGTTTTTGAGGTTAGGCGCGTTTACAAAAGCTTGACCATGGATGCCACCACGCCAACGCTCAAGACCTACGATGGGCGAGATATAAACATTGTTTTCTCTACCATGCAATACTACATAAGCGCGACCGACAAGGTAACGAGTCATTTGTCGAAGTACACGCAAGCGGTGCATTGCCATATCGATAACGGTTTCTATATCCCTAGTTATGAGGTGAGCGAATAAATGGAATATAACCCCGATACTATGCAAGCACTACACATTCTGCTACTGATAGCTTGTGGCGGCTTCTACGGCGCCGCACGCGGTCAAGCCAGACGCAACGCGCGACGGTACCGCGACGAGCAACGAGAGCTATTGAAATGGCAACGAGAGCTAGAACAAAAAAGTAGTGACCTAAGGCGCAAGTAGTAGTATCATTGATTGTAAGGTTGAGGGATAGGTCCTCACCACGTCACGGATTGGAGATTTTCAATCATGCGTATCACCAACGGCATTTCCTGCAAAGTCAATCACTACAGCGTTATGGCAACGGCGATTGTTGACGGCGAGGTCAAGTCTTACACGTTCGATACCGACGCGCGCGACGCCCGCGCGGCCAAAAAGTCGGTCGCCGACGCACTTGGCATTCCGGCTAGCAAGGTTCTGGTAGATTTCAAGCTTGAGAAAAAGAACTTTGTTATCAATACCGACTACGAAACGCTTGTTCGTATCTTGACTGATAACGGCGTTTCT